TTAATGAATGACGCACCATGACATCTGCATTTTCACGCTTGTAATTCAAATAACCACGGCGGTTCACTTCTTTGGTCATCTCTAAAAAATCCGTGACATGCTTGATATATTTCCCGACAGTATCATAAGTCCTTCCTGTCGTGTATATGTAAGAAATATAATCAGTTAATATCTTCTGCCTGTCATTATTCATAATCTTGTTTAATTAAATTATACCAATCATTGCTATCTTCAAAAAAACATCTGTATCCATTAGCCGTATGTTTGCCTCTCACTTTCCGACATATAGCACTGATCAGAGAAGGAGCCACGCCAATCATCTTACCAGCCATTTGTATCGAAGGGAATACTCCACATAATTTCTCATCCTTTATCAAAACAACGCTCTTTTTATTCATGCCTGCACCAGTCTTATGCCAAGCCCCACGTCCTTTAGACAGATTTTTTATACTTCTGGCCTTGGAACGTTTTGAATGATAAACCATTTTACGACCCTTGTTGCGAGAAACACAACCCTTTAAAAATCGTCCGGTAATAAAGTCTCTCTCAAATCGCTCAGGCGGTATATATAATTCACTCATATCTGTTCGGTTTTGAGTTATTTGAATAAGTTTTTCATGGACTTGTTTATCGCATCCAGTTTATCATCCATTGATGGATGAACATATAGATTCATAGTCGTAGATACATCTGAATGTCCTAAGATACGACTCGTTGTCTTCATATCGGCTTTAGATGCAATCATGCGTGTGGCGAATGAATGCCTTAGACCGTGGAACTTAATACACCTGTCCAATCCAACTTCATTCAAAACGAGATGCCTGTAATAGTTTCGGTAAACCCTTGGCTCACAAAACTTCTCATCTCCTGTTATAACGTAAAAACTATCATTATAGCAAGCCTTGAATTTTTTCAAGATGCCAAGTAAATCACGCCCTATGGGTATGTCACGGCGGCTTTCTATGGTTTTAGGAGTCGATTCTATTACTTTACTCTTCTTTGTGTCAATATCCAAGATTCGTTCAATCGTATGAGCCACATGAATGCATTTGTTATTAACGTCTATATCTCCCCAACGAAGACCGCAAATTTCACCAATTCGCATACCTGTGCATAACCCGATTAGAATTCCTAAACGTTTAGGTTTAGGATTGCTCATTATAAATGAAATGATTTTTCTTTGTTCAACCTCTGTATATACTTCAAGATCTTTAGAACCTTCCATATTAGCGGTAGGGAATTGAACACGGTACTTTACATACTTTACCTCGAATCGTTCCATAGCATAATACAGAAGCATTTTGAAAGATATGAATATATCTTTAGCCGTTTTCACGGATAATCCTTCTTCAATTAAGGAAAGCATGAATCTCTGCATTTCGTCATTAGTGACATATTCCGGTTCTTTATCTCCATATATAGGAAGTATTCTTTTAGTGAACTGAAAGACATAAGCGGAGCATGTGCTTTCCTTTACCAACTTGCGTTTCACAGGAAGCCACCTATCATATATCTCTTGAATCGTCATAATGTATTTCTTTTTTTATTGTTAACTTATTTTCCGCATCTTTTATTATGTCGCTAAAACCTAAAGTATCATCTTTTTGGTTTAGAAGAATATACTTCATTTTTATGGATTTTTCCAAAACGTCACCATGGTAAACATATCCCATAATCCCGCGAATTGATAAATTAAGGAGCAAAATAGGTATTGATCGTGCAGACAACTCCCAACATGTCACCATATTCTGCGATGGAAAGTGCTCCCAAGGAATCTTGTTGTGGCACCGCTGCCACCAATCAGCGATTATCATAGAACCATTTCCGGCTGTAGGCTCATGTATCGAACCAGCCTGGCTGGTTAATTTAGAACAAAGGATTCCAAGGGAGTTTGGTGTGAAATCCTGTTTCTTCTGCTTCCGCTCTGACAATTCATTCTCATACAAAGCCTGAAACCAATCATAAGACATATCGTAATCATTCATACGGATCAATTCGTTATAGATTTTATTGCGTAATTCTACAGAACCGTCAAGAATACGCATTACTGCATCAGGAAGATCTCTTAAATCTTCTATATGAAATATTTTAAATGCTTCTTCTTTTGTCATATTAATAATCAATTTCTGTTAACCATGCATTATCGTTCTCAAAATACACTCTATAGCCTCTCACCGTTTTATGACCTTTCTTTTTTAAACAAACATCACTTATGTGAGATGGAGTAATACATAATTTTGCACCAGCCTCATTGACAGAAGCATATACACCTATCAACTTCCTGTCTTTAATAACGACAACAGATTTCTTATTCATACCTGCACCAGTTTTATGATGCGCTCCACGACCTTTAGACAGATTTTTTATACTTCTGGCCTTGGAACGTTTTGAATGATAGGTCATTCTCTTCCCTTTATTATGTGGAGTACAACCTTTTAAAAACTGGCCATTAACAAGATTCCTCTCAGGCCGCTCAGGCGGTATATATAATTCACTCATATCTGTTCCGTTTTGAGCCTAATTAAACTACATCGTTAATACCAATTTCTCCTTTCAAAACTCGCTCTACCTGTCGATCAAGTATCTCTTGAAACTCTATCTGGCAAATAAGAGAGCAATCCGGCATAATTTCTTCCACTGGATCACCTCGCCACGTTGGGAGTTCATCCAAGAAGATGCGACCGCATTTGTCTTTCAGACACGTTGCGCCTACTTCTCGTTCAATCTTAGCCATCCGGTCAAACACTTTCGGAAAATCCTTCCGTATCTTATTCCAATAACCCATGCCACCTTTCACACAACCGATACAGTTGTTGTTATTGTAGCCCATCTTGTACATAGCAGGGATTTCAATACCAGCTTTCCATAGCATACCCATTGCATCCTTTTTGGTTATCTGTCGCTCGATAAGTGGGAACAACGGCTTTGTATCAGGATATTGTTGTTTAAAGCGGATAGCTCGATTGATTTCTTTCGGGTCAAAGTCGAATCCCCAAACTTGACCGTCCCAAGAACCAAGTTCCTTCTCCAGCTTGTAACGGACTTGTTTCTTTAGTTCGAATGTGCAAGCTGCACCAGTAGGACCATTGATGTACCGTTTTTTAATCAGTACATCTTTTACGTTGAAAAACTTATCGCTGCGAATGGTATGAATTGGCTGCCCGTACCATCTCTCGCAATCTGAGATAAATCGGACATTATCTGGATGCCCGGAACCTGTTTCGATATAATAGAGTTGTACATCGTTATACAAGTTCAATGCTATCTTACAAGCTACTGCGGATGTTACACCGCAAGAAAACCATGCTATTATCATTTGATTCCTTTCTTTCCTGATTTGAATTAATAATTTGGAATTAGTTGATAGGAGATGCGGTTTCGGTAAGGTTGTCTAAATCTCTCAAGAAAACTACTACATCTTGGATAACGGGTACTCCATTCAAAGCCGAAGTGGTCAGATTGATACTATAAATATCAATACTTGGATATTTATCGGTAAGTAGCTTATTTAGTAGCGCAATAGATTTGTCATTGTAGATAACCATCCTATCTTCTATCTCAAAACCTAACCGAGACAAGTATTCTTCTTTCTTTTCTTCTCCTGCCTTTGAAACACGGGAAGCGAAAACCATTCCACTCAATGAGATTTTTGCAACGTATTCTCCAAAATAAAAGTCACTAACATGCCCAAATCCATATTCAGTCCACCAATTTCTAAATGATGATACCATAATTTTCAAACGTTCTCTAACATCTTCGTTTGAAACCTTCTCCCCAAGCTGATGACGTAATTTTCGATTTTCATCATTCAATGAGCGGATTTGTTCAGTTAATTTCTTTTGTTTCTCTGCAAGTACACCTTCATATCCCATTCGGGTAAGAAACCTATTCACATTGTGGTCTGTCAGAGAAAGGATGTTTTCTTTCATTCCTTCGGTGAGCTGCCCTTTTTCGAGCATCGTTATAGCCAATCCTAAATTTTGCTGAATTTCTTTATATTGCTTTTTCAATTCAGTTATCAGTTCTCCGTTAGAATCTTCTACAATAGCTGGCTTATCTTGCCTGTTAAAATCAAGCTGTCTTTCTTTCATTTCAAGATTGTTTTTAAAAGGTTCTTAAATCTGTTTTAAAAGCACCGGCTCCTTATGCGGTGCCAGATGGTTCTTTTCCTGAAACTCTGCGGACGGAACGCCCTGTCACGCTTATGCCAGCCCTCCCGGCACCGGAGTCTTGATTCATCTAGTATATCCTCCATCGCGGATTTGAGACTCTCCAATTTTTCCACGGAGAGCAGCAGGTACTCATTCATTCCGTCCTTTTCCATACATCGCGAGATTTGGGGATTCGGGATCATAAGGCTCCACGGTGGTAAGGGTTACGGAGGATACGACCACGCGTCCGCTCCCCTTGCAGGCGGGACAGGCAACGGTATGTACGGTGTCCGCCAGCTCGTCCAGGTTCTCAAGAAAGCCCCGGCCGCAGCATGTGCGGCACAGGACTACATGGGGATGGTCAAACTTCCTTCTTATCATCACCGGGAAATTCAGGTTTCACATCAGCAGTGTAGGGATAGACATCCATAATGGCGGTCTCGGCCACCGAGCCGATGACATAGTCCGCCAGCGTGCCCTTCATCCCCTCGTCCAGCTTCTTTACGGCATCGCGAAGGTCGGAGGCCTGCACCAGTACGGTAGTGGGGGTCTTTTTCTCCGCTCCGCTTTTTTCGTCCAGCGTGATAAAGAACAGCTTACACTTGAACCAGAGGTCGGCCGCATCTTCCTCAGATGGGAACAGTTCGCTGTAACCGGCGCGTTTGACGCCCGAGACGGTAAATTCACCGTTGATATACGGGTTCATTTCTTCAATAATACGGGCTTCCGCTTCCGTGAAGCTCAGCGCGTCGACCAGATAGGCTTCCGTTACTTTCCTGTTCATGCCGTTCTCCGCCACCTTCTCGTAGCGGATGGAACATTCAAACCAATTGTGCATCATAATTTACATCTTGTTAAATGAGGGTTCTATTCTTTTCCATTGATTGTTTCCGTCCTTTTCCTCGAAGTAGAAGCGGATCACCGTGCCTTCCACCACGTTGCTCTCACGGAAGAGCTGCATGATTTCCGAATATTCGGGGTCGTTGAAGTCGTCCTCGAGCTCGTACAGGCGGGAGATGGACTTGTAGTCAAGATCCCCGGCCTCGTTGCGCTGGAGCAGCGACATGGCCAGCTTGTACATGGGGTTGCGCCCGTCATCGCCCTTCTTGCCGATCCATGCGTTTAGGTAGTCCACAAGGCGTTTCTCTGCCACGTCAGCCCTCTCGTCGAAGCCCTTGACCCGGTTCCCCTTGACGGAAACCTTGAAGGTGTCGTTCTTCACCTCGAACCCGAGCTGCTCGTCACGTTTCAGACCGCCGTACTCCTTCAGCTGGTCATAGTAGGCGGTGGCCTCCTTACGGAGCCATTCCTTGAACTCCTGACCGTCCTTGATATACTTGCGGAGCTTCCTCTCCACAGAGGCGAGGAATCTGGCACGCAGCTTCTGGTAGTTCTTCTTTCGATCCCCGTCCTTTCTTTTCTTTTCGGCCTGCAGCTTGCTTAGCAGGGCCTCACGTTCCTTTTCAGATAAATTCTTGATATCCATATCTGTTCTTATTTATTGGTGAATAAATTCCTGAATAAATCAGGGTCGATTATCTCCTCGTTGCAATCAACGTTCTGTTCTATGGCTGTCTGGCATTCCCAGCAGAGATGGTTCACGGTCATGTGGTTGTTGTATTCACAGAACACCTTCCCGCACAGCCCGCACCGGGCGAACATCGGCTGCACGGTGTCCGCGTCCTCCCGGCAGATGTCCAGCCCTTTGGCGTGGCAATCGGCACACATGTCAGCACATTCCTTTTCGAATTTCGTCTTTTCCATTGTCATCATTGTTATTGTTATTATCGTTTATCCATGCTACCAGAATCCATAACATGGCGTTCAGTGACCATGTTTTCGCCCAGAAGTCATCATTAACTATCATGCCCGTGAAAGCCGAGAGGGCGGATATCACATACACAAGGTGCTTTATTCTCATACCTCCTCCTTCCGTCTTATGGCCTTCAGCTGTTTCAGTGTGGCCTTCAGTTCCTCTAGGTTCTGGCTTGACACCGGCTTCCTGCATCCTCCGTGGCTCTTCAGGAAGGAGGTGATCTTCGCCTTGTTCATCTCAACCTCCACGGGATTGTCGCTGCGGTAGCTCCTGTTGAGAAAACCGATGTCCATTGACACGGCGTAAATGGCCTTGACCAGTGCCAGTTTCTCCCGTCTTTCCGGATCCTTTCTTCCGTCGGGATCGAGCAGCGTCCCGATCAGCCTTGCGGCCTCGCTTTTGCACAACTCCGCGGACGTCGTTGTCCGTCCGCCGCTGAACTGCCGGACAAGATGCCTGTATTCATCCTCGTCCAGCCCGAACTGCCGTCTGAGGCGGTGTATGCACCGCTTCTGGGCGTTTGTCGCGGGTAATTCAATTCTCTTGTTCATTGTTATTGCTGTTAAATGGTTCGTCACTGTTCCTGAGCCAGCATCTCTCATAGCCCTCCTTCCAGACCACATAGAATCCTTTCGGACCGGGAACACCACGGCTCATGTACCGGGCGCAGAACCCGTTCACCTCTATGCGGGAGAAGCAGTCCCTCTTGACCCTGTAGGCCACCGTGCCTTGCACCTCTTTCCCCTCCACATGGGAGATGTATACGAATATCTTCTTCCTGTATTTCTTCCTGAGCTCGACCAGCTGTTTGGCGGTGACATCCATCTCGCCTTCAAGACTCTGCAGGGAGTCGATGATGACCACGTCCGGGGATCTCTGTTTCCCGAGAAATTCGTCAAACTCATCAAAAGTGGGGACCTCGTCCCAGAACAGCATCCCGCTCCTTGACGAATTCATGAATCCGAGCAGGGAGTCCCTGAAATCGGACTCGACACCCATCTCAAGGGAAATGAACAGCACCTTGTAGCCGATACGGTCAAACTCCCTGGCCAACTGGAAGGTGAAGGAGGTCTTTCCCTGTCCGGACTTGCCGTATACGATCCACGCCCCGGATTTCTGCCTCTTTCCAAAGGCATCCATGAAATCCTTGGAAAAGGGGATGTATTCGTATTTTTTGTTCAATATGTTGTCAAACGACAATGACCTGATCATAAGCCGGCTCCTCCGTTGCTGATTTCCTGTCTGATTACCACATTGTCTATCATTCCCGAAAGCTCGCGCAGGTCATCGGCGAACAATACCTGGCGGGGATCATCCTCACGCGGCTGCTTCTTGACCTTGGGAAGTTTTCCCCATATCTCTTCCGCCGTCTCCCTGTCCTGCACGCCGTTGGCCATACAGATGGCGATGACATCCTTTTTGGTAGCGCCCAGAAGGGTGATGTAATTGCGGCCGAAACGCCCGTCTATCTCGTCATACCCTTCGATACGTCCCACATACCGCCTGATATTGCGCTCCAGCGTTTCCGTGCCGGCCACCAGACACCCCATGCGCCCCAGCGTGTCATCATACAGGGGAATAAGCGTGCACATGGCCGAATGCGTGAGCTTGCCGGCATCATCTATCAGCAGGACGGGCTTATAGGAGGACAGGGAATTCATGTGCGCGATGCACAGGTCCAGCAGGCTGTCATTATCCATATAGCGCGTCACATTCTCTCCCATGGCCTGTGCCAGTTTGGTAAGGAACTTGCGGCTGCTCCATTTGCGGCACTTGATATATACAACCCCCTTGTCACCGCACAGATTGTACAGGTCAATCAGAGACTGGGTCTTTCCGCTTCCGCTGCGGCTGCTGATACATACCCATTTGCTCTTTCCCCTGGCAACCTCGAACGCCCGCTTCACCTGCCGGTAAGAGGTTACGGTATCAACCACATTGCGGGAATTCTCATAGAAATAAAGGCCTGTGGCGATCCTGACCGCCAGGTTGTCGTCATTCGCGCCGTACTTGCCGGAACGGAACTGGGACATCGCCGCATCGGACACGCCGCAGCGACGGGCCAGTTCTGAAGGTTTTGAACCACGTTCTATCAAATTCTCTATGTACTGTTTCAATGCTTCCTTATCCATAATTATGCTGTTTTTAAAGTGTTATTAAATCATCTTGAAAAATTCATGTCGGCGTCGTCCCATTCGTAATCGTCATCCGCAAGAGGGGACGGAACCCTGAGAGGTCCGGGCGCAATCTCTTCAAAATCCACGTCCTCCACCGTCTGGCCACGCGCCTCGTATTTGCGGATCTTGTGCTGTCCCCGGCTGTCGGTGAGCAGGGCGCGGTCCAGCAGGCTGTTGCTCTTCAGAAGCGGGTTCCGCTCCTGCATGGCGGTTATCACCTCGTCCACCTGCTCCTGTCTGGCCACATACCGCCGCTCGAACTGCCGGTTGAACTCGTCCACCTTCCTGCGGTGCTCGAAATGTTCGGGTTTCTGGTCGATCAGGGCCATCGGTGTCTTCATGTCACGCTGCATGAGGAACTTCAGATCCCCCGTTTCCTTTGCCAGCCGGTGCCCTTTGGTGGATTCGGCATTGACGATGAGCACCTGCGACAGATCGTCGGGATCGTAGTGCACGGACCAGTCCTCGTGGAAATGGTTGCGCAGCTCCATGTCGAAACTCTCGTAATTGATCCTCTCCCCGAAGAGCTCGATCAGCAGGCCCTTGCCGGTGAGCCGGTTGGTGCGCCCCGTCGTGTCGCCCATAAGAAACAGGTACTCCTCGTCACAGAACGGCATCCGGCGTTCCATGGGGGTGCGTTCCCATGCGGCCATATACGCCTCCAGCTTCTTGGCCCGCTCCCTTTGCATGATGCCGTGTATCTGCGCCAGCACGCCCTCCTCGTCGGGGATCAGGTGGCGGTTCTTGTTCAGGATCTCTATATTGGGCTGGGAGCCGCGCCTGCTGTTGATGTTCACACCGCTCCAGTTCTTCTCCAGCTGGTAGTACGTCTTGTTCAGATAATTGAAGTACGGCTCGATGATCTTGGCCTTGGCGTTGTGGAGCGCGGCGGGAATGTAGTGCACCGTCATCGCCTCATAAAACGGAACCATTACCCCCTTCTGGTAGTTGTCACTCTGCAGCTGCAACGGCTTGTACCGTGCCCCGAACAGTTCCCGGGCGTGCTTGATGGCGTTGCGCAGCGCCTCTCGTATCAATGCCGGGCTCTCATGGTCGCCGATGGCATATCCTATCGGATACTTGCCGCAGGCGTCCAGCACCACCACGATGGTCTTGCGGTTGTGGATGGTGGTTTTCTTGTAAGTCCTTGTCTCGCCGTTCACCTTTTTGTCCACCGGCTGCCTCTTCTGGTAGACCAGTTCCACGTCCCATCCGTCCAGTGTCCAGTAGGTCATGGCGGTCTTCGGAGCCTCGCGCTTGTGTTGCATCTCGAGGGAGTTCCTCAGCGCGGCGGTACCGCGCTGGTGCCCCAGGGTGGTGGATTCCATCATCTTCCGGTACCTGTCCACAGTGACAGGGCTCTTGATTTCCGGTTTTCCCAATATGGAGGCTATCTTGTTGTACTGTTCCATGATCTGTGCGTTGTTCAAATTCATGTGCTGGGAAAGCAGCTTGTGCATGATCGCCTCGTCCTCCTCGTCCCGTATCAGGGCGGCGGACGTGTTGCCCTTGTTCTTGTGCACCAAAGCGATGAAGCCTTCCGCCTCATACTGGTCCACTTTACGTTTGAGCGTCTTTCCCGTCGAAGGAAGTTTGTGGGGATAGCGGGTGTTGCCTTTGCTGTCCCGCACCTTCAGCAGGTCGTTCACCATCTCACTCAGCCTGTCCCATACGTTGAAACGGGAGCCGCCACATCCGAAACCGCATTCCGCATTGCTGTCGCGCAGCCGGATGACTGCATCCAGGACACGTGCCTGGAGCGTATAGAGCGTGACCTTCTCCGGTCTGAGCGGCTTTCCCACACCGTCCCTGTAGGTGGTGAAGAAGGAGTAGGCGGCCTCGTTGTACCCTACCGCCCTCTCAAGCGGACTGGTGGCGGCACGTTCGACATCCTCATGGGGATCACCGTAATATTTGATATACAATTGCTGTATGTATACTTCCAGCGAGTCGAACTCCACCAGGGCGGGGCGTCTGAGGCTGGCACGACGAGCAATAGCAATCTGCTTTCTAGAAACTTTCCCTTTGTATGTTCCTATCGGAAGGAAGCCTTTCTCGGAGCCCACCTTGCGTTTCGGATCATAGGAGGAATATAAAGGACAGGACGATGCTCATGCAGCTGATGGAGGACGTACTGGGCGCGTTGATGCCGCCCACATCCAAACAGGACGAATGGTATACGGGCGCGCTTGGCATCCTGAACGGCGTGGCGTACAGGCTTTGGGATGAGTTCCCGGAATGTTGCACGCTGCCGCATATCGTCACTTCGTGATGAAGGCCGATACGGGACAGCTTCAGGAATTCCTGAAGCTGAACGATATCAGCGCCATGGTAATGAGTATCGCATCGCGCTCGTTTTCCATGGAGAACAGGGTCCCCTTTGTATTTATCCTGGACGAGATGACCACCTTCAAGGTGCGTGACTTCGAGAAGCTGCCTTCCGTCCTGCGCGAGTACGGGGCGGCGTTCCTGCTGCTCACCCAGTCCGGAGCCAAGCTGGAGAAACTGTACAGCAAACTGGACAGGTCGTCCATTGAGGCGAATTTCGGAAATATCTTCCTGGGCCGCACACAGGATGTGGAGGCATTGAAATATTACCCTCTCTTTTTCGGGAAATACGAGAAGGAGAAGAAGTCCACCAGTTCCGGCAGCAGCGGTGGCGGCCGTAATTCCAGCGTGACCATCAGCACACAGA